ATATCAGTTATAACAAATTTCTTACCCGCTGTTGGTGTCCAAACAGCAGTTTCAGCTGTTTCTGTCAGAGCAACATATTTTCTAATTGTAGTATAGTTAACAATATCAGTTTTAACTGCTCCAATAATATTTGTTCCTGCTGGCAAAGCATTAGTAATAGATTGAATAATCCAGTTTCCTGATTGCGTAACTGCTCCAATAACATTTGAACCAGCTGCTAAAACTATTCCCGTGAGTAAATCTTTAAGTCTTGCGAGGACAGTATTGGCAGTAGGAGTGGCTGAAACTTCGCCAACTTTGGTGTCTATGTTATTAAGAGAAGTATTACCTGTATCTTGTTTTGCTTCTGTTGAGGCTCCTACGGGCAAAGGTAAAGATATAGCGGAGACAGGCTGAGTATCCGTTGGCTCTGTTTTTTGCTGAAGTTCTGTTAAAATTGAGGCAAGTGTTGTCTGGGTAGCGTAGTCTTTTGCAACCAAAGAAGCTAAATCTGTTTTAATGTTTTTCAATCTCTCTTGAAGCGTATTAACTGTCGGAGTAGCTGAAATCTCTCCAATCCTTGCCTCAAGTTCATCTGTGTTGTCTATAATTGATTGAAGTTTAGTTTCAACAGTATCTAAATAATCTCTAATTTGAACAAGTGTTGCATCCTTACCATCTGCTCCAAGCGTGATTAAAGACTGTAATTTAGTTTCAACAGCATCTAAATAATCTCTAATTTGAATAATGGTAGCTTCTGTTGGAGCACCTGTGGGCAGGGCTGAGGATAAAACATCAACTTGGGGGTGTCTATCTGCATCGACTAATGCTTTTTTAGCAACATTATCAGCATCAGAAAAAGAATCACGTGGGTCAATTGCTACTCCATCTGCCGGATTAACAACTTGTATGAGTTCTTCGTGAACCACATTGGCTCCTACAATTCGTTCTGCGGTGCGTAACTTTTTACCTATGCTATCTTCTGGCACTCGGACATAGGATTCTGCCATTTATGCCTCCTTTATATCGGTAAAATTATTGCCATTTAAAACCTCTCTATATGGTCAAAAAGGGATCCCTTAATTCCCCTTTTTTGTATCTCACGATTGCGTACTTCTTCCCCGTTGATAAATAAAGAAGCCAGAGGACGCAATGAGCCATCGTTTTAGCATCTTCAAGTATTTCCGCTTTGGTAATTATTGTTTGCTCTAATCTTTTTTTAATTTCGCACTTCGGACCCCCGCATGGTTGACTTAAATTATCTTCGTGGTCACACTTTTCAGATACGGGGTCAAAGTACCGACAATTCATTTTATTTTTCCTTTAATTTCTTCTCTATACAATTAATAACTGTTTTGTTTTTAGTTTTAGCCAAAATCCTACGTAACGTAACTGGTGAACTTATGTTTTGTAAGCGTTGCAAAATATTACTAATCCTACCATCGAGTAACTCCTTAATCTCCTTATCGGTTAATGCGTTGGCGGTTATTTCCTTAATTATATCTTCCTTGGCTTTTGCTTCTTTAACCATAACAAGATAGCCCTTTAAAAATAATGGGCTGTTCTTTTGATCTTCATATGCTTTTTTTGATAAAGTAACCACTTTATTATAACCAACAACTTTAGAAATTTCCTTACCATTGTCATCATTATCCGCAACAAATAGAGTTCCTGGCGACATATTTTTAAAAGTTACTTTTTCTTCCATAATATCCATCTCCTTAAAATATGGGGGTGGGGTTACCCCACCCCGTTAGTTCCTTACTAAGATGTAATATCCATCTTGTATATCCTATCGGTGTTAACCAAAGCAACACCGAACTGACGATATATGTGCATATTCCACACAAGCGTATCTGTATCCAAGTTTTGCTCGGCAGCAAAATCACCAATATATCCAGTGATTATCCCCTCTTTCTTGGGAATTACAAATAAAACATCTGACGGAATAAGTTGTGCATCGTCACGATCCAGACATTCATCAAGATATACCAATGGAGCACCAAGATATGTACCCAATTGCCCTTGCAAACGTCTTTGTGCGTTAGCTTCTGGGTCGAAACCGTGGTCGAAGTCTGTAATGGGAATTATAGCAGGGAAACGACCAACAACTGCTTGCACTCCGCCCTTATCCATAACGTATCGGATAGCGGTCTTAATAGCAGTAACAGCAGTCGTACCAGCAGCCTCCCAGTTTGTTTTTGTGATTGTCCCATAGTTGTCACCAGAAGTAATAGCAGCCTCAAGTGTCGAGAAAATATTGGCGCCCATGAGCTTTCTTGCGGCATCAATCGCTTCAGCCTGCAAATCAGCTAACGTGCCAAATCTGCCTGACTGTATTTCAAACAATAGAGCTTCTGGATTAACACTCAAAAGATCAAGCACAAACGTAACCCACTCAGCAGACCATTGCGTTCTCTCAGCATAACTACCGTGAGCATGAACGGTCCCACGCAAACCCTTACGAGTTTTAAACTTAGGATCATCTCCGATATTGTATGTACGGACATCGCCCAAGAGCATAGCTGTATCTACCATTTCATACCTTCGGGTAATATCTTCGATAACTATTTCCGCAAGAACCCTACGTCCCTCTGGCGTTTTTGCTAACTCCATCATCTCCTCACGGAGAGATGCTTGCTCATCAGAGGTAATATCTTTAAGAATTTCAGCTTTTACGAACTCTTTTATACTAGGCATATAATAACCTCCTTTCTTGAATTTATATGATTACTAGATTAAATCAAAAATAAGTCTAGTACTGTCTGTCCCAACAACATAGGCGACCACAGGATTAGCGGTAGCGTCTAATATCCCAAGTTTTCCTTCAGTGTTTACACAAAGGCTATCATTTTTGGTATAGTCACCAATCGCTCCGTCAAATTGATCGGTAGCGAATCTGCCCTTACCAAGGGTAACAAGCCTGTCACCGGCCGCCATTGTTTCAACATCACTTGTCATCTTAGTGGGGTCAAATTCGTATTTTTTTGCAATAAACACTCTAGAAGAACCAGCGGGGGCTAGTTTCGCGATATTAACACCAGCGTCTACGTCCTTCACAACAACAGATCCCTGTTTAACTGTAGAACCACTAACCTTACACTCTCCCGTTCTTTCCTCTGGAGCGCAAATTAAAATTTCGAGCGACATATCAGTTCAAACCTCCTTTCAAAACATCTTTTAAAACTATTATTTCTTTCCCTTCATGTGGGTTCTCAGCTTACTGCCAAGTTCACCATCGGTACGAGCAGCATAAAAACGCTCCCTACCCTCACCCTTCTTATCTTTCTTAAAAAGCGAAGCAAGCGTTTTGTAACCCTCGTCATCAAGAATTTTCTCTTTAAGGATTTCTTGCAAATCGTCTGGAAGGTCGCACCCACTATCCTTTAGCTCAGCTACACGATTATTAAAAAGTGCATCCTGACGTTCAGTTTCGTCCTCCATATATTTATCCACCTTCGCTTTTAACTCATCTCTTTCTGCCGTTAAAGCCACAATAGATTCATCTTTTTCGGCGATGGTCCCCTCAAGAGCAGTAATAGATTTATTCCTCTCAACTATAGTAGCTTCTAGCGACGAAACCTTATCCTCTAATGCTTTCCTTGCATCGGATACCATTTTGTCTAATGCGTCTTGGGTAATTTCCATATTTTGTACACCTCCTTTAACATGCTTTAAATTAGCAATTTCTTTAACCCATGCATCCTTATCTGCTGGGGCATGGTCATCACTTGTTGGTATAAAACCAACACCTAAAAATAATGGTTGTTTTAGCCATCTCGTTGTTCCATTTATCCTCCTTGATTTTAAGTGTTCACAGTATAATTCTTCTGGTTGAAAAGCAAACACTCGATTACATTCAGAACATTCAACTGTTTTTGGGACACATTCCATTGATAAACCAAGTGCATTATTATTAAATCCACTTTTTACTTTATTGGCATATTTTCTATCATACGGAGTACCGTTCCACACAATCCCAACTACATTTATATATTTTTCATCACTATTGTATTCACTATGTAAAATAAAACCAATTTTAGTTTTGTCATCGTGCAACCAGTTTGCATATTTAAAAATAGGAGTTTCGGCAGATGCGATTAAATCATCTTCTTTAAAACCATCGCCATTACCATTCCTACTATCGCCAGTACAAAATAGCCCAGAAAACCAAAGTAAATCTGGGTCATCCTTTTGTTTCTTCAGTGAAGCCAAAACATTTTCTGCTTTTTCAGATAATGTCGGGGCCTTATCTAAAACATTAACTCCAGTTATAAAATACAACCTATCTTTTTCGCTTATTAAATATGTTGATTTCATTTATCCCCCCAATTTAATCGAAGCATCTTCAATGGATACCTTTATCCGCTGTCCTATCTCTGTGACAAATGATGGAATATAATTTAATGTTATTCTATTATTGTCTGCACGAAGTACGCAATATTCTCTTGGTGTTATATCGTCATCATATAAATTCTTTTCAATACCGACTACCGTCCATGTACTTACCAAGCTAGACACTATTTTATCCCCCTCTGCTTTCTTCTTGCTATTTCTCCATGAACTCATACATACAGCATAACGTTGGTTGGTATCCTCATATTCTTTCTTCATTATTTTATTAGACATACAACGAGCAAAAAAATCTTTCTGTTTTTCATTTTTACGAGGTGATGGAATTGGTATTTTAATCACTCCCCAAGATTAATCTATTAATACTTATAAATTTATCTCCAGCAATGGTTCTTTGAATAGAAATTTCAATTTTGTTCTTATGAAATAATTTTATACCACGTGCGAGAGAGGTCGGTTCTTTCTTGCCTTTCTTATATAACTGAATATCGAACTGTTAACAATTTCCTCCCTAGTCATTATCTCTCTAATAATCTAGAAAAAATAAGTGCGAAGATACCAGAAGATGATATAACGTAGCCAATTAATTTAAGGTTTGCTTTCCAACCAGTAACGGCGGATTCAACCCTTTTGATGGATATATCAAATTCTTCTAATATTTTTTTATCAGATTCTCGACCATTTTTTAGATAACCCACATTATCTTGCAACCGTTGAATTTCAATCCCTTTTGGGCACGTATGCTCTCTTTTGTTCCATGATTCCTTCATATCTTTTAATATTATATTTAATTCTATAAGATGCTTTCCTTGTTTGATTATTTCATCAAAACATTTTGTAATAGTAATTCTACCGTTATTCGTTCTTTGTGGCATCTGTTAACCTTTCTGCTAATAGTTTCTGTGCTTCTACATCTAAATTATCCAAAAAATCACCGAGAATTGCCTTCAGGCTTGTTTCTTTAACGTCTGGTTCTAATTTTCTATCGCTAGGTGTTCCAGGGCTTGATTTTGAAAATGGTAATTTTGGGACATCGAAGAACTCGCTATCGGGCTTCTCTCTTTTCTTTAATTCTAGTTCCTCCTCATAACTTAAATCCATTGTGCTCATACCTGTGTGCTTTGAGACCAATCCTCTATCATAAAATAACCCAATAAATGTTTTTAATACATCATCAATTGCAAGACTTATTTGATTAAACCTTATTGATGGATATGATACTAAATTGTTTTTCTCTGCAATTCTTTTATAAAGCCTGCTTTCAGCCCACCTAGCTATTTCGCATCTCTCTAGGTCCACAACCTCACAAAATATTTTAACTAATTTATCTACATCACGCCTACCCTTAGAATCTGTTAATAAGAAGGAATATCCCAGTCCTTCCCTTATCTCATTATTTACCGCAGAGTATTTATTACTATTAGTTAATAGACCTGAGTCTGGGCTTTCAATCTGCATCTGAATTCGGTGATTCCACACAAGGCCAAAATTCTTTGCTGGATTTCGCAAAAGATTTGCAAAGTTTGTAAGTTCCTGCGTGTCTTCTACAGGGAAGGCATCTGACCCCAATTTAAATAAATACACAGTATTAATTATTCCATCTAAAATAGCAAAATCTGCTTCCTGTAATTTTCTCTTTCTTTGCAGTGCATCAAAAACCCCGCATAACTTAGGTGTAGCATATCTTTCCCAATCGAAGCCGATGGAATTAAAAAAAGAAGCACTTTCTGGATTGAACATAAGGATAGTTTCTCCAACGGTAATTCCTTGATCACGATATGTTTTTGGTGTATATTTACCATCGAATATAGGATACTTGTATTTATTGTTTATTTCATTAAGAGCTTTTTCATTATAAAGTTCAAGTTCGCTTCTGGAAACCTTTAACCCCAATTGATTGTCTTGCCCAAGAATCGAACCTAAAATTCTGCCACTTACTGGGTCTATTAGCGTAAGTCCAACAGGCACGGTTAACGTCCTCGGTCGTTTGCCAAAATAATATTTTCGCTCACCCCACATTTCAACAATAATAACGTTAGCATATATTAAACTAGCCAAATAAAGACTTTTAAAAAAATGGTTTAGATCAAGGTCTAACGCTATCTGATCATATACATTTTTTACTATATCTTTTGGATCTTTCTGTGTCCTGTGCGTAAATTTCTTACACCCTATGGCTACCTGTGTAAGAAAAATGTTCTGCACGACACCATCGGTTGCGAAAAAGATACCAGACTGTTGCATTTTGTCCCACACAGACATCTTTTCTGGTTGTTTAAAATATGTTGGCGTAAAGGTTCTCATGGGGACAGAAGAACCATTTACAATATCTTTCTTTTTAGAACTCTTCTCGGTCATCTATACCTCTTGTCAAATCTAACAATCTTGCCAATGTATCTTCTGTTAATATAAATAATCTCGGTAATCTTTTTAATGAAAGTTTATTTTCAGATAGCTCCTGCTGAATATCTAACGACAATATGCCGTCTAGGTTATTTTCCCTAGCCTTTTCCAACACTTGTACGAGCGGTTTAATTAACCACATGGGGGCCTCTTCCCTTTTTTTGTTTTCCCAGACAAATCTTTTTGTTATCCCATCAAAACCAAGACCAGTAATGTGGCCAACACGACCCCTAGACGACGCTACACTCGAAAAACCTGGATGCTGATCGTCATAAGCTAATGCAAAGTCACCCATCTGCCTTTCGCTTTCCTTCCATAAAAAATTCTTATAGGACTTAGAATATAGTTTATGATTTTTCTTTGCCACCCTCAATTTTCTTGATGGTTTTGGTAACGGGTTCCCCATGCCTACCCTCCTGCCACTCTATAAGAATATCCTTAAATTCCCTTTTTATTTCTGACCGACTATATGCCTTAACTCTTTTTTGTCTATCTTGTTTATCCACCATACGCTCCTGGAGCTTGTGATTTGGATACCCAAAAACCTTGCGGGACTATAACTTTTTTGAAATCTGATAAACCATAAATTCTACGAATTTCTCTTTGAAATGCCATACACGCAGCAGATGTAAGTGTATGATCCTTATATCTGCTATCGCAGACATACTCTTTTCTACCAGATCCCAATGACCTTTCTCTATGTGCTAACCAATCCGTAACAATCTCGTCATCGTATGGTAATATTATTTCGTTATTCATAACTAAATTTTGTAAACATTCAAAAGCAAAATCTTTTGTAGGACGCCTTATCGGCTCTTTGGTTTTTAAATCTTCACCAATTTCAACCTTTTCATTCATAATTAGGGGATCAAGAATTCTTAAAAGCTTCTTGTTTAGCTGGAGACTTTGATGTAGGGAGCCGCCCCTGCCAGTTGCATCGCTTGAAACCCCAATTGTATTTTTATAAAAAGCAAAAATAAGATTTACCAAATCTACTTGTTCTGGATCTGTTAATCTTTCCGCATGTATTCTGGAAATTAATCTAATCTTTTGTTGGCCTTCTCTTACCTCGTCAGACCATACTAAAATTTCAGTAGGGTCTATATTGTGCCCCCAATCTATGCTAATCCAGATACTCTTATATTTTTTATGACTCTCTGGAAATCTTAAAAAATGCGCAAGAGGCATATTGTTTAAATTTTCAGCTAATATCCGTAAATAAACATAATCTTTTGTTATAGTTGGTTTATGTTTATCATATCTACCATCCGCCATTTTTGTCCCAACGTCCAAACATCGCGTAAACTGCTCATGTGGGAACATCGGGTTTTCTGGATCACCATGCTCTGCCAAAATCTGCCGCAAATAATCTGGGCTTCTACGACTCCCATAAAACCTGATACGGGATTCTCTTTCTTCTTCTCCCCAGTGCATTCTGTGCATAGCTGTTATAATATAATGATTCCAAGTTTTGTCTTTAGTAAGATTGTAAAAAGTATTCCTTATCCCATTGGGGACTCCATACACTGCAAATCTTGATTCTTTCCCAGGATTTAAGCATTCACGCAGTTCAGCCCAACCATCATTTAAATAATCTTGTGCTTCGTCCACCTTTATATTCTTAACGTGCATACCATGAACATTCGTTCCATTTACGCCAGGAATTCTGCCAAATATCTTTGCTCTAGTATGGAAAACAAGCATATAATCTGGCTTACGAGTAAGTCTCTTAAATAATTCTCTTGTAAGTCTTACTTCGTTTAATCTATCAATAATCTTTTCCATTAATGGCTTTAAATGAACTTCTTGAGGAGCCGTAATTAATGTCTCTTCACCAGGCGTAAAGGGTAGAATAGAGGCATCCCGTATTATGCTTTCCGTTTTTCCACAAGACCTGGCGTTGGCGTAAATCTTATTCGGGAGATCTAGCGTGTATTCATATTGATAATCATACACGCGATACGGCGTTACACCGTCCCTATCTTTCCAAAAAAACTCTGGGAAATCTATTGGATCTGTTAAAATATCTAATAATGCTTCTTCTTCGTATGAAAGTGGTTCTAACAATATTCCTCCAAATTAAATCTGTGGGAGGGATTTGTGCCTACCCCCAAGCCTCGCCGACCCTGCACCGTATAGGTTTAGATTTACGACAAGACAGCCTATACTGGAAGTCTTTAATCTACTTTCGCCATAGAGGTCTATGGTTATCGCAGATGTATACCCGACCAGCAAGCCCTTTACTCCGAGTATGAGTTCGTTCAGGCACCACAGAAATCACTCATCTTCATTTGTCCACCAAATTTTCTGTTCTTCCTTAAAATCTTCATCAATTTCTTTGTATTCATTTATCAAAGACTCAAATTTATCCAAAATTTGATTTGGGTGTAACCCCAAATAATCTTTTTCATCTTTATCGCAAACCCTACGCATTCTAAGCATGTTACTCATCTTAGCCATATTCTCTATTGATTTTATCGACTTTTTATCTTTAACCCTCTTAAACACCTCAGCTCTTTTTAAAAGAAGATTGATATAATTCTTAACGCTAGATAATTCTTGCTCCTCTTGTCTAGTCTTTGCAGACAATTGTAATGTATCTAATAATTGACGTATCTCGCTAGAATTAGCCCTAATTTTTGCTGGGAAATCTTGTACCCTTTCGTCTTCTTTTGGAGAATCTGCATCTGCAATTTCCGTCATAAATCTATAATTACACAGCATTAAGTATAGCAATTGGTCCAAAACGTCTAGATCTGAATGATGTTCTAGTTTGTACCTGCTATACATTTCAACCTTTTTTTCATAAAACTTCTTTTCACTTCCATCTCTTACTCTTAACTCTACACCAGATGGAGATATAACTTTAGGCAAAACCTTACTCCTTAATATAATAGTCTCCCCCGCCAAAGACTGCTTGTAGAAACGCCCTTAAAGAACTTTAAATTCTACCCCACGCCCTTACTTATATTATAACATATTTTTATGATAAAACCATCCAAATTTATATATTTTTTTTAAAAACTATGATATAATAAATATATGCAACCGAATTAAAGGGAGGCTAAAATCTTAATTACAATCATTGTGCTGGAGCTTATTATTATTTCAATATTAATTTATCTATTGATTAAAGCAAAAAAATTGTTTATAATGATTGCAACTTCTCTTACGCTCATAATGTCATCACAAACACAAATGCTGAGAGGGGAAAAATCAAAAGGAGATGAAACCTGCCGAGCATTAATGGGTGAGTTTGTGAGGGGTAATAATACAAGACTACATTAGGAGGCCAATTCCCACCCGCAAACCATAAATAACAAATATTTTACTAATTTCAATATAAATATTAATCAGACCGCAGGGAAATAATACGGGCAAAAAGCAGTAGCGTTTTTGTCATCACCTCATCAGATTACAACACATGGAGCGAGAGATTATGAATTGGTACGAGGAATTAGGCATTAAGAATCCTTATTACGCTGATAATTATGTTTGCATTCTCTATGGGGATTGCCTAAAAATAATGCCTCAATTAAAAAAAGAAAGTATTGATTTGGTGGTAACCGACCCGCCGTATATGATCTCTAATGAGATCGTTATAACCAGAGGGCGCAACAAAATGAAATTTAAGGGTAAAGATATAAGGCAAGATTTTGGGGAATGGGATAAATTTGATAGTTTGGATGAATTTATGAGTTGGACTTTCAGGTGGGCAGATAGGGCGGTTATGTGTTTAAGAGGTGGGGGCATGTTTTGTTCTTATTTTGATAGGGATAAGATTAATTTTTTAAGTCGGTATTTGCAAGATAAGCATAATTTTAAAATAAAGAGTTATTATGCTGATCTTAAATCAAATCCAGTTCCTCAAGCTCGGAAAGTTAAATGGATGAATGGTTGGGAAATTATGGGATTGTGGCAAAAACCAGACGGGAAATTAACGTTTAATTATCAATTAGGGCAAGTAAAGGATTGGGGAGTTAGACCAATAGTGGGGCATACAACAAGAGAGAATGGAGACCGTTGCCATCCTACCCAAAAACCGACATCCGTCCCAAAAAAATTTATTTCTTATTGGAGCAATCCCCTCGACCTTATCCTCGACCCCTTTCTCGGTTCGGGAACTACCTGTGTGGCTGCCAAATCCTTAAACCGTAAGTGCGTAGGAATTGAAATTGAAGAGCGTTACGCTGAAGCAGCAGCCAAGCGTTGTAGCCAAGAAGTTTTTGATTTAGAAAGTTAACTTAAGGAGGACTGAGAATGACTAGAAAATTAGCAGGGCTTATGGCAATAGCAGTATTGATTATGACAACCACAACAGGATTGATTATTTGTAAAATGGATGCAGAGAAAAAAGAAAAAGAAGCACAGATTGAAGAAGAATTATTAACAAAGGATGAATTGGTTGATGAGGCAAAAGAGAACTTAGAAAGGTGGAAAGAATCACAACGTAAATTTATAAAATTAGCTCAGGAAAGGAGTGAAAAAATTGAGACATTGGAGGAAGAGATTAAAAAACTCAAAACCGAAAATGCTGGACTTCAGCCCAATAGAACATCCAACAGCAAGCAGGCGTCGAGAGGTAGAAATACGCAAAAAAACTTTACGGGCAGTGTTGAGAGATGGCGCCCGCTTGTGGCGAAATACTTTCCTGCGAACCAGGTAAATAATGCTCTCGCTGTCATGAAGGGGGAATCGGGCGGTAACCCAAATTCAATCAATGACAATCCTAGAACCAGAGATTATAGTGTAGGGTTGTTTCAAATTAATTTGTATGGCAAATTAGCAAAAAGTAGACCTAGCGAGGCGTGGTTATTGATTCCTGAAAACAATATTGCTTACGCATCGAGAGTTTGGAAAAATCAGGGCTGGACTCCGTGGAGTTACGCCAGAAAAATAGGATTATAGGAGATAATGTGGAATATAAAGCAAAGGGGTCGTGGGAACACAAGTAATTCTCTACCAAGATGGTAAATTTAGACATTTTATGCAATGGTTTATGGACGATTACGATGAGGAGAATAATGCTACCGTGGCATACTTTAATATTCATGATATAGAATATATAAAAGAAAGATTAAATAAAATTAGCAGAAACCCAAACAAAAAAATTATCTATAACGAACACCGGGAATATAAAAAAATTAAATTAGTTTACATGGCTGGTGCATATAGGGGCAAAACGGAATGGGAGGTACGCTGTAATATAATAAAAGCAGAAAAATATGCAGCACTTATTATAAATCATTCTAATAAACTCTTCCCAATTATACCACAAAAAAATACTGCGCACATGGGGGGGCTAAGAGAAAATAAATATTTTCTAGACGGCACTATGGAGATGTTAAAAAGATGTGATTATATATATATGATTCCTGGGTGGGCTAATAGTGAGGGAGCGATATTAGAACTACAAGAAGCAATTAGATTGGGAATACCAGAATTTATATTAGGGAGATAATATGGAACACATAAAAAAAGCAATGTTCTTTTATAAATCAGACTGTCCAAATTGTCCAAAAGGAAAAGAAATATTTCAGGCATTTTGCGAACGACATCCAGAAATAAATGTGATACAATATAGCATAGAAAGTGTTGGTGGCCTTACCGAGGCAGCGTATAGGGGGATTTTATCAGTTCCAACGGTTGTTTTAGCATATGATGATAAAGAAGTAATATATGATTGGGATTCTATTTCATCAGAATTAATTACACTTTAGGAGGAAGAATGGCAAGCAGTAAGGTTAAGGCGCACCAGATATACCGCAACAAAGATAATAAAATAGTCCCTGGCGTAACAACAATTCTTGGCGTATTAAATAAACCAGCATTAGTAAAATGGGCAAACAATCTTGGGCTACAAGGAATAGATGCAACAAAATATAGAGATGAAAAAGCAGATATTGGCACACTTGCGCATGCCATGATACAAGCACATTGTTTAAATAAAATGTTGGATGTATCGGAATATTCTAAAGAAAATATAGACAAAGCAGAGAATTCATTAATTAGCTTTTATAGCTGGGAAAAATCACACAGGATAGTCCCAATATTGGTTGAAGAATCATTAGTTTCAGAGAAATATCAATATGGTGGACAAATAGATTTATATTGTGAACTTGATGGTGAAAAATGGTTAGTAGACTTTAAGACAAGCAAAGCAATTTATTCGGAAATGTTGCACCAATTGGCAGCATATAATAACCTATTAACAGAAAATGGGTATGATGTGGATGGAGCAAGAATACTTAGGATAGGGAGGGATGAAAGTGAAGGTTTTGAAGAACGTACTGTTAGAGATATAAATAAACACTTTAAGATATTTAAGTATTGTTTAAAGCTTTACAACTTAAAAAAGGAACTTAAAGATTATTAGGAGGATGGAAATGAGTGAAGTAAAAAAGAAAATCATAATCAAAGATATTGTTGATACACAAACATCTAAGGGGAAAAAGTTTCACAAGATTATTGATAAGTATGATAATGAATTTTCGGTGTGGGATAACGACTTAGCTGCAAAACTTCTTTCGGTAAAAGGATCTTGTGTAGAAATTTTGCACACAGATGATAGTTGGAAAACAATTAATTCATTTTCTGAATTATCGTCTGGTTCAAAAAATAAACAAGGTGACAAAACTGAAAATTCATCAGAGACGCAAACATCAATAGAATCACAGTGTGCGTTAAAAGCAGCGGTAGTTCTTGTTAGTGGGTTTAAAGATCTTCTTTACGAAGACCCAAAAGACTTCAAATGGAATGACATTGTTGATTTGGTGTGTAATACACAACTAAAATTACTAAAAACTATTTCGTCAAATAAAAACCCTAATGATTACGATATACATTATGTATTAGAGGAAGAATTTTTTCCAGAAGAAAATAAGAAGAGTGGTGGGAAAAGATTCTAATAACAACAATTAGGGGACTAACCACTATAAGTATATTGAGTGTTCTAATCGCAATAGTTATCGGTTATCCTGTAAAAACTGTGGTTATATAAAATTAACTGAAGTAGATAGTGCTTTAAAACTGCATATCTGGCGTTTACTTGTTGCGCTAAAAGCAAATGTGCCACAGGCTGAGCATCGCAGGCGTCGCAACGCCGAGAAGCGCAACAGACACGCAAACCGACAGGGAGGGGGAGATATTTATTAAATGGTTTAAACATATTTCAGATAGTTTAGATGATCCATTTATTTTTAACCTCATCGACAGATTTGGCGGCGATGGATATTTGGTTTTTTTTGGGACATTGGAAGTTATGGCGAGAGAATTTGACATAAATTCGCCAGGAATTTGTCAACTTTCTGTCAAGTTTTTGGCAAAAAAACTTCAAATTTCTGTCAAAAAGCTAAAAATAATTTTAAAATTTTGTTCTGAAAATGAAAGAATTTTTGCTGAATTTAATGGCTGTCTCCTAACACTTACTTGCCCAAAACTAAAGGATATGTGTGATGAATTTACTAGAAAGGTTCTTAATAAAAAAGAAACCGATAATGCAAAGATGTCAGGAGCTAGTCAGGACACCAACCCGATTAACTACCCCCTAGAAGTAAGAAGTAAGAAGAAAGAAGAAGAAGAAGAAGAAAATAATACTACTCCAACAAAGGAAAAAACTTTTTCCCAAACAAGTGAAAAACTTGCTAAGAAACTTTTCTATCTAATCCAACAAAATGATCCTAAAGCGAAAAAGCCTAATTTCTCTTCTTGGGCTGGGACTATAGATAAACTCATGCGGATAGACGGACGTTCTGAACAAGAGATTAGCAGAGTTATGGAGTTTTGCCAGAATGATAGTTTCTGGAAAAGCAATATTCTGTCTGCCGATAAATTAAGAAAACAATTTTCTAGATTAGCGATTAAGGCTAAACAAGAGAAAGAGCAAGACAATGATATATTTGGGAGGTTTGTATAGATGGATATTAGGGAATTGTCAGAAAGACTTGCTGCTGACGCTGAAAATGTTGCATCATATTTACTCCCAAGAGGTAAAAGAATTGGTAATGAGTGGTGTGTGGGGTCTATTGATGGTGAGGGTGGTAAATCACTCAAAATTCATTTAAGCGGGGCAAAGGCTGGTGTGTGGGCTGATTTCGCTACCAATGACAATGGTGATTTGGTTGAGCTTTGGAAATTAGTAAGAAAACTAACTACGGTTGATGCTATTAAGGAGATTAAGAGTTATTTAGGTATAAGTGATGATAATTTTTATCAGTATAAAAAGAAAAAATATATTAGGCCAAAGAAATTTAAGTGTAGTAAACCACACGGCAATGTTTTAACATATTTAACCGAAAAACGAAAACTAACAGAAGAAAACTTAGAAGCTTATAAAATTAGGGCTAGTAGTGATGATAAAGAAATTATCTTTCCGTATCTTCGTGAAGGTGAGCTTATAAATGTAAAACGGTTAAAACTCGAAAGATTAAAAGGAAAGAAAATAATTGTAACAGAAATGAACGCAGAGCCATGTTTATTTGGATGGCAAGCAATAGATGATAATTGTAGTTCGGTTGTTATTTGTGAGGGTGAATTAGACGCTCCGTCTCTTTATCAGTATGGCTACCCTGCTTTATCAGTCCCTTATGGTGCTGGCAACCATCAGTGGATTGATAATGATTACTCATATCTGGAGAGATTTACTGATATTTATATTTGTTTTGATTCTGATGAATCTGGCAAGAAAGCTCTCGATGAATTAACCACCAGATTGGGTAAACATAGATGTTTGATAGTTAAATTGCCGTGCAAGGATGCAAACGAGTGTTTGCAAAAAGATATTTCAAAATCAGAAATAGATAAAGCGTTTGATAATGCAATCCCAGTTAGCCCAGCAGAGTTAAAAGAAGTTTCAGAGTTCTATGAAGAAGTAGTGGATAGATTTAGTAAAACAGAAGAAGCTAGAGAGGGTGCTTGGCTCCCGTTTGAGAAATTTAAGGATAAAATAAGATTATCCACATCAGAACTCTCAATATGGGCTGGGACAAACGGGGTCGGAAAATCACAGCTTCTCGGCCAAACAACACTCGGTCTAATAGAACAGGGTGAAAAAGTTTGTATCGCATCATTAGAGATTAAACCTGTCAGTCTTCTTTATCGTCTAGTGAGACAAATAACAACAGAAAGAAACCCGTCTGTTGAAAAAATAGCACTTAGTTTTGGTTTTTTGTATAAGAACTTGTGGCTGTTTGATTTGGTCGGGACCGCCAAGACCGATAGATTATTAGATGTTTTTTTGTATGCTAGAAGACGTTATGGAATTAAACATTTTATTATTGATAGTTTAATGAAATGTGGAATAGCAGAAGATGATTACAGGGGGCAAAAAGTCTTTGTAGAGAAGTTGTGTGATTTTAAACACGCCTATGATTGCCATATACACCTAGTGGCGCATTCAAGAAAGAAAGAATCATCTGATAAAATTGTTGACAAAATGGATGTTAAGGGGACTGGTGCAATCACCGACTTGGCCGACAATGTTTTTTCTGTGTGGAGAAACAAGAAAAAAGAGAGAAAAATGGAAGATAATAAGTATGATTATACGATAAAAGATAAACCAGATGCAGTAGTGTATTGTGATAAACAGAGAAATGGTGAATGGGAGGGCGGAATACCGCTATGGTGGGATGGGGATAGTTTCCAATTTCTTGAGGATAGAGGAGATTATCCAAAGAATTATTTAAATAATACAGATAGTGAAAATTCACTCAGGAAAAGAAATGATTATTAACGAATATAATGGCACTATAATAATTTATAAGATAATAAAAGATTGTCTTGAGCAATCGAAAGAACAAATAAAAAGAGCATGTTATGGGAATATAAATAGTGTCAACTGTAAAAAAAGTTGTTTTTATTATAAAAACAGACACTCATCATGTATTGGTGTTATAGAAAGCGAAAAATGCAAATATTGTTTTTTGCAAGCCATTCATTTAAATTATTTATGTAATTATATAAAAAAATATTACTGGAAGTGAGTGAATAAAAATAAATAAAATATATCAAGGTGATTGTTTAGATATTTTAAAAACATTACCGGACGAATCTGTGAATTGTTGTATAACTTCTCCGCCATATTGGGCATTAAGGTGTTATTTACCAGATAAAGTTAAAATAAAAGACAGTCTACCAGAAGAAAAAAAGAAGGAAATAGAAAAAGAATTGATATTGTTAGGCATTAAGAGCATATAAAGGAAATAAAAATCATGAATATTTATAATAAAAAAGACATACCGGAACATTTACAGCAATATTTTGAACCTGCTGAATTAGGACTTGAGCCAACATTCCAAGAATATATTACAAAACTCTGCGATATTTTTGATGAGGTTAAAAGAGTATTAAAAAAAGATGGAACTTGCTTTGTAAATTTAGGAGATAGTTATTCTAACCAATCGGCAGTTGTGGGTAGAAAGGATAAATTAAAATATGGTGGTAAATCAGGAATACATTGTTTGCGTGGGGGAGACAGGTCTGTTCCCCCCAAGTCCCTCTGTCAAATCCCCTCTCGCTTTGCAATAGAGATGACCAATCCAAATTGGGTTTTGCGAGAAGATTTATCCGAAGAAGATAAGAGATATGTATTGATAGAATTAGTAAAAAGGAATATACTCAATAATATATGATATGTAATAAATGCCAACGAGAAGAGGAAAGAAATGATTGAATTATCACCAAACCAAATACCAGAAGACTTAAAAAAGTATTTTAGACCGAAAAGAAAGTATGGTCCTTATATCTTGAGGAATGAAATTGTCTGGCACAAGCCGAATTGTCTTAATGGGAAAACTATATTGTATGCAAAAACACAAAAAGGGACAATGCCTTCTACACTAAAAGACTTAGTTAGATTAAAACCATCAACAGTAAAATTATGGGATGGTGAAAATTGGCAACAAGTAAAGGAATGGAATAAAAATCCTAACCCACAAGATATAAAAGAGATAACTTTTAGAAACGGTGAAGTGATTAAATGTACAGGAGAACATTTATTCCCTTTATTAAATAATGATATTAAAAAAGCAAACGAATTAAAAGTAGGAGATATTATTAAAAATACTTCTTTGCCATCAGAAATAAAAGATATTAGATATATCCCTGATGAAATAGGTTGGTTAATAGGAACTTATCTTGCCGATGGTTCAATTGGTGATAAAGGTAGATGTTTACAATATTCTTCAAATATTAATGAACAAGATAGATTTAACAAGTTAAAAAAGATAGCAGAAAAATATGACGCCAGATGTTATTCATTTAATGAAGGTAATTCTGCTACTTTTAATATTTATAGCAAAATATTGATAGCAATAATAAAAACATATGTTGGTGGCAAATCGGCAAAGGATAAACATTTAACTAACAAAGTATGGCAAAGAAATAATGCTTTTCTTGATAATATATTAAAAGGATATTTAAGTGGGGACGGTTATTATGAAAAAGAAAATAATAGATATAGATTATGTTTTACAAGGAATGAATATTTAGCCAGAGACTTGAGATTGCTTTGTGCAAGATTAGGATATTACATAAAATTACAAAAAAGAGTTATGTCTCTTAAAAATAAGATATTTAAAAAATATTCTGGTGAAATAAGACTAATAATATCTAATCATTTTAATATTAAATCTGGTTATGAAATTATTAATATTAAAAATGGTAAAAAGATTGGATATTTTTGGGATATTGTTTTAGAAAAAGAACCTCACGTATTTGCTTCTCATAGTGGATTATTAATTCATAATTGTATGCCCGCTTCCGTTAAAGACCGCTTCACAGTAGATTTTGAGAAGATATTTTTCTTTGTAAAAAATAGGAAATATTGGTTTGAACAACAGTTTGAGGAATTTTCAGATTCAACAATACCAAGAATGTTTAGAGGTGTTTCACAAAATAATAAATGGATAGATGGCCCTTGCGGTCAGTCCAAACACAACATGAGCCAACCAAGAGAAAATGAAACTAAATATTTTAATAAGAACTATGGGGGAAGCGGGACAGGTTTCAAGGGACACTCTGGTTATAAACGTTCAGATGGTAAATTGCTTATAAATCCTAAGGGACGCAATAAACGTTCAGTTTGGACAATAAGCACCAAGCCCTTTTCCGAAGCTCATTTTGCAGTTTTTCCTGAAGAGCTATGTGTGACTCCTATTAAAGCGGGGTGTCCTGAAGGTGGAACGGTTTTAGATCCATTCGCAGGAGCAGGCACAACAGCAGTTGTCGCTCGCAAGCTTTCAAGAAAATTTATAGGGATTGAGCTTAACCCTGAATATATAAAAATTGCAGAAAAAAGATTAGCGCAAGAAACTTTATTTTAAACACAGAAAGGTGGAGAATGTGCCAACACTGAAAGAAATTACAAAAGAAGCTAAATCTAAATATGGTGATACAAAAGTTGTAGAAGCATCTAATCTTAATAATGATGGAGTTTTATCAACTGGCGTATTGGCTATCGACTCGATATTGACCAACGGTGGGTTGCAACGTGGATGTATTGTTGAGATTTTTGGTGATGTTGCTAGCGGGAAATCAACATTAACTTATTCAATAATCTCTCAGGCACAAAAGTATGGAACAGTTGTTTTGGCTGATACAGAATATAGATTTTTTAAAGAATACGGTGCAATCTGTGGTATTGATTTAAATAAATTATTAGTAATACGTCCAGAATACGCAGAGGAAGCCTTGGAGATAGGCGAAATGTATTTAAGGAGTGGGAATATTTCTTTATTTGTTGTCGATTCAATCGCAGCGCTTGTACCGAGGGCTGAAGTAGATGGTTCTATGGATGATCAGCAAATGGGGCTTCAGTCCAGATTAATAGGTAAAGCATTGAGAAAATTAACAAGCGTTATCAGCCAGACTGGCTCCACTATGGTGTGTATTAATCAGCTAAGGTCTAAGGTCGGTGTTGTGTTTGGAAATCCAAATGTGACGCCAGGCGGCAGGGCATTAAAATTTTTTTCTTCCATTAGGCTTGAATTAAAAAAGATAAAAACGCTAGTGGGCGAAAATAACTCTCCAATAGGGTCAAGGTGTAGCGTAAAAATAGATAAAGGCTTCGGCGGCGAAGGGAAAACTGCCGAGATGTGTTTATTATACGGTAAGGGGATAGACCTGATAAGCGATACAGTCGAAGGATCAATTAATCTTGGCTTGGTAAAATTAAACGGGATGACATATACTTATAATGGTAAAAAGATAGCGGTCGGCAAGTCAAAGCTACGTGCATATATAGCAGAGCATCCAGAAATAAGAGAAGAAATTATTAAAGGAGGTAATGGTGGAAAGTAAAGATAGAGATATTCTCGCCGCAAACAATATCAAAAGATTTGCACTAATACCGCAGGGACTGCGGAAATCTACGCCTCTGGAGAGAACGACAGTAGTCGGCTCGCTGAAAGAGGAAGCCCGGTGCCTTTTAGGCACGGGTGGTTCACAAATAGTATATAATTAAGGAGTATGGATAATTATTTATCCATAACGGTAACAAGCTTATCCAGGGGGGTGATTACTCCCCTCACTAAAGTAAGGGGTTTTCTGGCTTGGAGTTTATGGTAAAATGAATATTGATAAGTTAGCGTCAAGAAATGGAATACTGATGAAAAAAGATTTAAGAGTATTATCGCTTTTTTCAGGATGTGGCGGAATGGATTTAGGTTTTGAGGGAAATTTCAAAGTTCCCTCAAAATCAATTAATCCTGAGATCCATCCTGAGTGGAAAAATGATACTGGTAAAGATAAATGGATTACTTTACCCGCGACACGTTTTAAGACTATTTTCGCTAATGATATTTTTCCCGCCGCACGGGCAGCGTGGGTATCATTTTTCAAAAACTACGGGCACTCTGAAAAACATTTTCACCTTGAAAGTATTGTTGATTTGGTAAAAAAGCAGGAATCAGGCAGTGTGGTTTTTCCAGAAGCTGATGTCGTTATAGGAGGATTTCCTTGCCAGGATTTTAGCGTGGCGGGGAAACGCCACGGTTTCTATTCTGACAAAGACCATCACGGTAAACCATTGAATGGGCTTGATTGCCCAACAGAGGAAAACAGGGGCAAACTTTATATGTGGATGAGACGTGTAATAGAGTTTGTAAAACCAAAGGTTTTTGTGGCCGAAAACGTAAAGGGGTTAGTTAGCTTAGCGGATGCGAAAAAAATAATTGAAGCCGACTTCAGTAATATCGATTCTGGATATATAGTTGTGGATGCTCAGGTTCTTTATGCTCCAATGTATGGAATTCCGCAAAGCAGAGAAAGAGTTATTTTTATTGGGTTTAGAAGAGACATATTGACTGAAGATGCCGTAAAGTCATTGTTAGCTAGAAACATAAACTGCGAATTCAATCCATATCCGAAACAAACTCATGGTTCCCATGAGGGGCCTTCATTTCATGAAAACGCATTACTTCCTTATGTATCAGTTGGCGACTACATATTAGACTTACCCGAACCTGACAATTCCAATGACTTATCTCAGCAATCTTATTCAAAAGCGAAATGGTATGGTAAGCATTGCCAAGGACAAGCTGAAGTGGATTTAGGCGGGGTTGGCCCTACCATTCGAGCAGAGCATCATGGTAACATTGAATTCCGACGCCTTTTCTTGGAACATGGTGGCAAATATAAAGATGAGATAAAATCTGGCTTAAAGGAACGTCGTTTGACTGTAAGAGAATGCGCTCGTTTACAAACTTTCCCTGATAATTTTGAATTTGTCAGGGAAGCAACGGATGGAAAAGAATATAAGATAAGCGCTTCAGAAGGGTACAAGCTAGTGGGGAACGCAGTACCGCCGTTATTAGCTTTTCATATAGCATGGCGTCTTCAAGAGCTATGGCCAAATATCATAAAACAGTGAGGATCCAATGATAATTTCTGAAAGATATGATAAGTAAAGAAAGGACTATGAGGTTAATTATGAAATTGAATTTTATCTATAATGGCGATTGTATTGAAATCTTAAATAAAAAGATCGAAACAAAATCAATTGATCTTATTTTTGCAGATCCTCCCTATAATCTTTCAGGAAACGGCTTGAAATGGATAGGAAATAAAATAGGAGGAGATTGGTTTATGGTAAATGAAGAATGGGATAAAATGATAACTCCCGAATATATGCAATTTACAAGACAATGGATAGCAGGGTTTGAGCTGAGAATATGACAATAACATATTTAAAAAAATTTCAAGAAGAAGCAATTAGGCAATTAAGAAAGCAGTTTTTAGAGTTATGGAAAACTACAAACAGAAAACTGCCTTTAATCTTTAAAGCTCCGACAGGAAGGATATTGTCGAAATCCTTAAAATACTTCTTGAAATTATTGATAGGTGATAATTATGCAAGTCCATTTAGCAGAACATCTGCCGAAAAGCGAAAGAATCCAATTAGGCAGTTACTATACTCCCGAAAAACTTGTTAAACTGGTTCATGAATTTAT